AAAGGGGCTAACCCCTTTAAAACCCCATTTAAATAAAGGGGCTAACCATATTCATTATAATTTTTGTAAATAATATAATGGCATAGTATTATATAATACATAATACATGTCAGATAACAATCATGATGAAGAAAAAATACAACAAAATACGGTATGTTGTTGTATTCGTAATTCAGTAGCTAAAAAAGAAGAACCAGAACCGATAGAACCAGTCAAACCAGAACCAGTCAAACCAAAACCCGTAAAACCAGAACCAGTAAAACCGGACCCTTTAGAAGCTGAAATTTTCAAATTTTTATTATCGCCATTTATTTATTTAACCAAATTTTTCAAGTAATAAAATTATAATTCATTATATGGGTAAATTTTTTTACAATAAATAATATTTTTATAAAAGTAAAAGTTTAAAAATTGAAAAATATTATTTATTTTATATCACTAAAAGTAACATATCAAATTCTTAATATGCCATATATATCAATAATTGATATATTAAGAATTATTATAGAAATAATCGGTATTATTACAATACTTAAATTTATACGTAGAATACAACTTATAGTAATAAATTATATAAAAGAACGGTTTAATTGTATAAAATTAACAATTCAAACGATATATAATAAGATTGTATTTTTGATTAATTTACCAAATATAATGTTTAATATTATAGCATTTATTTATTTAACCAAATTTTTCAAGTAATAAAATTATAATTCCATGGAATAGTTATTTAATGAAATTCCACAATTATTTCAACTTCCTCGCGTTTTATACTCTTTGTTGCACTAATAGATAATTCTTCGCGTTTTTTACGTGTTTTCGGTGTACAATTCGTTTTCTTTTTTGCTGTACTATTACGACTATTCATGTCAGCTTCAATTTCGGAATAATTATTTTCGATATATTCAACCACATTATTTTCCAATGCCCATTTAAAAAAATTCAGTTGGCCGATAGTGGTCTGAATAAATTTATCTTTTTTATACGGAATAGTGATACGTTCCCATCGACAAAACGGGTCAAAACGACGTTTCGCATAAGCTTTCAAATTAAGTTTATAATCAACATATACTTTAAATCGTTTAATATTTTCACCAGAACCATTATTATAAACCGTATAATGTTTTTTTGCATAATTAGTTGCAAACCAATCTACGATACGGAGAGATATACGAGATTCGCCATTAATAATACCTAACATTTTATCCATTTTAACATTATCGTCTTTATTATAATAATCCATTAATTTATTTAAGAGGATATCGTTTTGTTTAACATAAGTCATTCTTATTTTAATAATTTTAATAGTTTTAATAGTTTTAAATAGTTATTTTGAAAAATAAAGAGTCAATATATTATTATTATTATTATTATTATTATTAATTTCTCCAATACAAGAATTCGATAATTGAATTTTATTTGTTTTTTTTGTTATGATAATGTCTTTTATATAAATTAGTAAATTTTGAATGCTTTTTTTTGATGGACTACTTTTTCCAAATTTATAAAATATTTTAGTTAAAACATTCATCCAAAAACATAAAGGATAATCTATATAATCACCAATATTAATAACAACTGTAGTATCTGTATATATAATTGTCTGAATAAATGGTTCTAGAATTTTATTTTCAATTAACATATTCCAGTCTGTCGATTCGTCTGCTATGCTCATTAAATTTTGTGATAAATTTAATGAATATGTTATATTTAATAATGGATATATTTGATTTCGAAATATGCCACGCAACGACCATTCAGGAGTCGTATCTTTAAAATATGGAATATTGTATAAATGGGCATAATCGAAAATAATATTTTTATAAACATTAAGCATTGGTCTACATATTTTGACATCTAAGATAGTATTTTCAGATTTAATAACTACTAAATCTAATATATTGCGACCTCTACAGATATTATTAAATACATTTTCAATAATATCACCCTTATGATGACCTAAAAAGATTTCTTCGCAATTATATTTAGTTAAAACATCTTTATAAAGGTCGAACCGTATATTTTTTGTCTGAAGCTCATAATCATACCTTTTAATTTTTCCTCTTTGAATATTTTCTATATTATGAACAATTAATTCTATATTATTATCATTACACCACACCTCTAAAAATCTAGCTTCTTCTACAGATTCTATACGATTATTATAATTAATATGTACACCTATTACTTGTTTATTCAATAATTTAAGTATACTAGCCAAAACCATTGAATCTACACCTCCAGATAAAGATACAATATAAGTATTTGATGTTTTTTCAATTATATAATTTTGTATTTCTTTAACTAATGGGTCGATGAATGTACTATCGTTATTATTATTATTATTATTATCATTATTATTATTATTATTATTATTATTTTCATCATAAATGTTAATAGTATTAACTATGGGAATATATTCCAAAACGGTTTTGAATAATAAATAATCCATATTAATTATTCTATTAATTAATATTATTAATAGATTCAATTTTTCAATGTCGGTAAATTAATTTGTTCTCCGATATTCGAATTTTGAGGAATCAAAAATTTATCTTGGTCATCAATAACATCTAAATAGTTTTTTTCTAAAAAGGGATTCTGAAAATTTCGTCTTATTAATTTTCTCTCTTGAAGTTCTTCTTTTTTTTGTATATTTTCTCTATTATTTTTTTTTACTATATATTCTCCACATATTGAAACATTATGCATAATTTCATTGTCCGAATTTAATATTGGTTTATTTTTTTTTGTTGATTTTTCATATTTTTCTCCTGAACTCCAAACAATAACTTCCATAATATAATTTAATTATATTAATTAAATTATATTTAATTTTATTTAATTATATTTAATTTTATTTAATTAATTTTAATTACATATTTTATAATGAATAATATACAACATATACAACATATACAATCTATACATTTTCATATACATAGATGCGATGAAATCATTAATTTGCTTAAACAATTGACTCATGCTCCTGATATAACTGAATGTGTATTTCATAATATTTTATATTCACTCAAAAATAATCATCATATATATCTTTATCTTAAAAACAATAAAGTAGTTGGTATGGTAACACTTATTGTTGAACAAAAATTAATACATGGAGGTAAACTAGTGGGACATATAGAAGATTTAGTGGTTGATAAAAATTATAATGGCCAAGGTATTGCTACAGAATTGTTAACTTATGCTATACAAATTGCAAAGGATACAAATTGTTATAAAATTATTTTAAATTGTGATAAAAGAATGGTTGCGTTTTATGAAAAAAGTGGATTCACTTCTGAAGAAGTGCAAATGAAACAGTACTTAAATAAAGACAATTCTGGAATATAATATTATATTATATTATATTATATTAGTTTTTTACGGCGACTTTTACGGCGACTTTTACGGCGACTTTTACGGCGACTTTTACGGCGACTTTTACGGCGACTTTTGTTTTTTTTAGATGAACCAGCACTGGACCTGGACCTGGACCTAGACCTGGACCTGGACCTCATCGCCCCATCTGATGATTGTGGGTGGGAAAAATTGGTCCGATGTATTGGACATTTTTGATAACATGAACTACCATATTTGCATCTTGTCTTTTGTAATTTAATTAGAATTTCCATTATAATACCTGCGATAGCACCGGTATTGTTAGTGTCGGGATTTTTATATAACGCTAATTGATTTGGCGGAACCATATTATCTGTTTGAATTTGACAAAATGCGGTCGATATTTCATCTAGATTTTCAAATAACCATTTTTTATGTTTATCGCTTTTAACGAATTCATTCATACCCGTAATTAATTCTTCACCCTTATATTGGTCTTGTTTCCAATAAGTAGAAAACATACCAAGTTCTTTCATTTTTTTTACAAAATGTTTGTTATTGGTTGTAATATTAAAAGATGAATTTGCAGACTCTATATTCGATAATATTTCTTGTATTTTATCTAAGTCGACATTATCTGTCATATAATAAATGATTATATAATAATTAGTTAATTAGTTAATTAGTTAATTAGTTAATTAGTTAATTATATAATCAGCAACACCAACAGCAAGACATTTTATAGGATTGAGTATATTCAGATATTCAGTTACACTATTTATTGTTGCGTCTGGTTCATTTTTGACATCACGCGAGACACGTTTATTTACCCATAAATTAAATAAATACAACAATCTCTGGTTTGTAAAATCTTTTGAAAAATGTTTATTACGTTTCGCTAGATATAATATATAATCTAATAGAGATTGCGCTTTAATTGGGAAATCATATTTAAGTATCATATTCTCGGCTTTTCCTACACGACACGCTCTTTCAGCAGAGTGTTTACATTTAGTTTTATATATTTCTGTATCAAACATTTTAGGTTTTGATGATTTCGAAATTTTTTTTAAAAATGGAAATATCGAACCTTTTTCGTTATTATTTACACCCGAATGAAATGATACTGTTTTTTTTATGAAATTTGACATATTACTAGGAGTATTTATATGCGGAATAATATAATTTTAATTCAATTTTTTTATATTTAACTGTTTTGTGAACAAGAATTTGTCTTTAGTTTGTCGTCTACGTTGTAAGTTACATTTTAAGCAGCATACAATAACATTATTATCCTGATGTGGTAAATCATTATCTATTCGGTCTAATGTCCATTGTTCCATATCCCGTACTTTTTTATATAAAAGTTTCATATTACATTTACAATAATAACATTTTAATTTTGATGTAACTATTTTTTCGATGGTTTGTTCCCTACTAATGTTATTATCATCATATTTATTTTTCGTTATATCTTGTGTTTTATAACTTGTAATTTTCTTATCTATCTCTCTTAAAAGTTCTTTTTTATATTCAAAATCATAATTTAAATATAATTTATTTATTATTTGCTCTTGAAAATAAGTTTCAAATACAAAATCAGGCAATAATTGCATACAATCGCGTTTTGCTATAATATCGAGGTTATTAGGGTCATTTGCCTTATTGATTTTATCACATTGGTGTTTACCTTTTATTTCAATCTGTTTCATAGATATAATGGAGGAAACCTCGAAAAACATCAAACGCATAAAATAATAGTGTAACTCCGATTAAGTAGTTCCTCTAATTTGTGCATTCTCTTCTACAATTTCTAATTGTTGTCTTAATTCATATAAAAAATTTCGGCTTCTTCTTATAAACCATTCATAATTACTTCTAAGTTGTCGATTAATATTTTCATCGGTATATTCGCCATCACTATTTGTAAAATGTACATCAATTGTATTATATATTATATAATGCATTTCATTTATTCTCGTTAATACAACTTGATACGTTTCATTTGAATTTGGTAGTTCATCATCAAGAGCAGTTTCATCTAATTCATTTATATCATTTACAATATCATTTATATCGTTATATATTTCGTCAACTTCATTTTTAATTCTAATAATAAAATCAGTATTTATATGCAATTGTGATTGAACATGTATTCCTAATTCAGGCATAAATTGTTTACATGTTGGACATGTAAGATGACCGCGACTAATCCAGTTTTGTATACATCTAGGATGAAAGTCATGACAATGATTACCAATATTTTTTTGAACTCTATCTAAACAAATTCCACATCTTTCAGTTTTCCTAAATGCTCTTTGAATACGTTTAGATGCGTTTTTTTTTCTTAACGAACTGACTTTTCTTCTTGTCGATGATGATTTTTTCGTGTCTTTTGTCGATGATGATTTTTTCGTGTCTTTTGTCGATGATGATTTTTTCGTGTCTTTTGTCGATGATGATTTTTTCGTGTCTTTTGTTTTGTTCTTTGTATCCTTTTTTTTTTGTAGTTTTAATTGGCTTAGGCGTCGTTGTTTACTTTTTTCATTTTTACTGCGTTGACTCCGTGATATAGGCATTATCTTTATATTATACAAATATAAAGATAAATTTGGAATGCATAGCGTTAGTTTCTCATAAATCTTTACATATTTGACATTCAACTGAATCATCATCATCTATTAAATTAATAGCGACATTTGCAAATTGAGGATGATATTCGTCATTGCATAATACCTCTAAAATATTATCAACAGTATCATAGTATGCATAACCAATAATTAATTGTGACTCCAGTATTAAATCTTGAAGATAATTAATTAACCAAATTTCACGTTTCTCTTTTGGAATTTCCTGTTTAATATTATCAATACACCAATCATTTGGATTATATCTTACCCACATAATATTTGGTATATTTTCCATTTCACAAGTTAAACTACTCATTACTTTTGACATGCGTTTCATATCACAAGAAAGTGTATCATTATTATAACCAAAACGATGTTGATGTTCATCTATTTCTAAAAATACATATCCCGAATTTAAACCTAAAACAAAATCTATATAACACCAAGTGTCGTTTGAATCAACACATTTAAAATCGATTCTTTTTTCCCTCTTAAAATGACCATTTGGCGGCATTATTTCAGGTAAAAAGGATTCTTTCCATCCAGCATTAATAAGTGCTTTACAAATTCTTTCTTCTTGTTTTTTATGTCGTGCTACAAATATTTCATTATGATTTCTATTTATATGAATTGAACGAGAAAAGGATTGTCCAAAACTATCTAAACATATATCACATTTATATGGTTTTTCTCCAGTATGAATACGCATATGTGTGGTTAGTGTCCATTTTACAGAAAAACTTTCATCACATTCTTCAAAATCACATTTATATGGTTTCTCTCCTGTATGAGTTCGTTTATGTTTTTTTAGAGTATCATTTACAGCACATCTAAAATCACATCCTTCAAAATCACATTTATAATCTCTTTGTTGAGTATGTTGTCGTTTATGTACCCCCAAATGACCTTGTTGAGCTGTTGTAAAATCACATCCTACAAAATCACACAAATAAGGTTTTTCATTAGTATGAGTTCGCAAGTGCAAAGTTAATCCAGCTTTTCGTACGAATTCTTTATTACATTCTTCAAAATTACATTTAAAATTATATATTTTTGTATGATGTTGTTGAATATGTACCTTCATTGAGTGATTACAACCAATTTTATAATCACAATATTCGCATTGAAGATCTTTCAAATGTATTCTATTTATATGACACTGTAATGAATCATTCCGATTAGAAGAATAGTTACAATTCTCATATTCACAATTAAATTTTAATGTGTCTTTTGAATGAATCAATAAATGACGTTTTAATGCACCGGATCTACCAAATTGTTTATCACACTCTTCACAATTAAATTGTTGTTTAATATTTTCTAATTTATTATTCATATTAGGTTTATTCTTATATTAATTTTAAATTAATTTAAAAATTGATATAAATATTTTTATATTTCCAGAAATTTAAATACCTAAATATAATGAATAAAAAAATGTATTAAAAATATTTTTTTATTCATTAATAATGATTAATAAAATATTTTTTAAAAATACAGTTTATTTATAGTTTATTTATAATTAAGAATTGTTCAAAATTATAAAAAAAGATTTAAGCTATTACTAGATTAGAACCACGATTCCAAATGCTTCTTTCAACACCAGTTGTAGCAATTTGTAAAATAAAATTTAAAATATCTTGTGTTGTTGGATTAACATTGAGACTAAATGCTGGGTTTCTAGTAGCAAATCCAGCAAATTCAGCCCAAGCAGAAAGTTGCATTCCATAAAAAATTACTGGGTCAGAATCTGGATATGATTCTCCGCGAAATAAAACTCCAAAATATTTAGTAAAATAGTCAAATAGCTCTTGTGTTGTAGGTTGTAAGATTTGTTCATTATAATGAGCACATACACCTTCCAAGTAATTCAAATCTATTGGTATACGTATTAATATCATTACATTAAATTGTGTTCCGGCTGCTTTGCCACCAACCATATATTTATTCGGATGATAAAAATCGGGTCCATTTCCACTTATTTCGGCAAATAGATAAAAATATGATCCTTCTTGTTGTGTATAAAAGATATTGTAAATATCTGTACGTCGCCCACTTTCTGTACTAAAATCGGCGCAATCATGTTCAATTAGTCCTTCTGCTGGTTTAACTGTATTTGTTACACCACCAACATCGGGATTATAAAAGCCTATAGGTGTAGTAGTTGAATTAGGCCATATAAATGGATTTGTGGGCTCTGTTCCTGACGTTGTAACTACTGGTTTGGTACCAGTATAACCCCACATTTTAGAAAGAATATCTATTCCATGTTTCTTTGATTTGAGTGGAGTAAGTAATTCTGGTAGGGCAGGATTGAGTAGATGGTCTGTTGATTTAATTGTAGCACTTGGAGAATCTAATACTAAATTAGTATCATTTGAACCGCCGGTAATAGTAATGGTATGCATTATAATATATAATTATATTTTAATTTTAACTAAAATTTATATGTCTAAATATTATTTTTGACAATATAAGTAATTTATTTAAATACTATATAATATATACTATATAGCATGTCATTTTTTGTTTATTTTATTCAATCAACAAATGGTTCAACCTATATTGGTGCAACAGTTAACCTTGACAAACGCATCAGACAACATAATAAAGAAATAAAAGGCGGAGCGACCGCCACATCTATGAAAGTTTTAAAGGGAGAAGCATGGTCATATGTTTGTTATGTAGAAAATTTCCCAACCTGGAATGAAGCATTAAAATTTGAATGGCGATGGAAACAAATATCAAGACAAATACAAAAAACGAAACCAACACAAAAACCAATAGAGAGACGAATGGAAGCATTGCAAAAATTATTAGCGCTGGATAAACCAACATCAAAAGCGTTACTATATACCGAATGGGAAGCTCCACCAAAAATAGTTTATAACGAATAGAATTGAATAAAATAGAATAAAATTGATTATACTTTTTACACATTTAGACATTTAAAACGCTGATTATTTTACTCCTTATAATTTTTGGAAGAATGGTGTTTAAAAGAATTACGTTTGAATTATACTGTTCAGAATATGAAAAATTAGACAATAAAATAAATATATATTTAACTCTTTTTTATTATAATTATAAAAAGAGTTAAACTTTTATTATCATTATATATTAATAATGTCATATGACCAATGTCAAGAACTGAAAAATATAAAATATAAAACTATGCTTTTAAATGGTAATAAGAAATTAAATATAACATCAATTACAAATGATATTTCTAAATTAGATATATTATTAGATGAAGAAAGTGAACAAAACAAAAAAGAATCTTGGAATAAATTAGATAAATCGGTTAAAATGAAAAAAATAACTGAATATATTAAAACTCTTACTATAAAACACAAATTAAATGATGTCGAAATATCGTCATTAAATGAATTTATAAATTCAAATTTAGATAAAAAAAATTTACAAAAAAACAAAGATGTAATATATATAAAAGAATCTGGGAAAATAGAAAATATTCCAACTTTACAATTTAATAATACAAGTCGGAAATTTTCATTGAAAAGAACACCCCAACATGTTTCAACCGCAAAAGCATTGGGGCCTACTAAAAATAAAACAAGGTCGCGTTCATATAAAAATAAATCACCGAATTCCCCTAAAAATGAATCGAATAAAAATTAAATACTGACCGTTTGAATTTGACCAGTTGTTTTCCATTTTTGGTGTATTTTTGTAAAATAATTATTTTTTGAATATATAGTTTCAGTTTGCTTTTGTTCCAAATTATTATTAATTATATGTGGAATAATAGAAGCTTTTGCAGGATGAATACGTTTTTTTTTTATTAAAAAATTCATTAATTTAAATCTAAATGAAATATTTTTTTTAATATTAAACAAATTTTTTTGTGATTCATTATCATAATTTCTAGATAATTCGTCATTAGGGTTTCGTTTAGATTCGTCGACTTTAGAGTTTCGCTGAGATTCGTCGTCTTTAGAGTTTCGCTGAGAGTCGTCGACTCTGGAGTGTCGCCAAGAGTCGTCATCTTTGGAGTTTCGCCAAGATTCCTCGTGTAATTTACTTAGTATTTTTTTTTGCAAAAGTATTTTATTATTTTCTAATTGCGTATTAATATGTGGAGACAATCCATATTTTTTCAATAAAATATCAACTTCGTTTGCGCAATTATTTAAATTGCCCTCGCTACCATCCATATATAAAGTAGAACCAAAATATAAAGAGACTACTCCGGGGGGCCATTTATTCATATCTAATAAACATGGTTCCATTACTATCGGAATCATTAATTTATTTCTCGCATTGGCATATGTCCATTCTTTTAAACAATTGTCTCTTTTACGTGGGTCATTTGCTGTTTCGTGAACCTTTCTACAATATGTATCTGTTAAACAAACCATAACTACTTCAGCATTATCGATTCCATTAACCATAGCCGCATCTATATTACCATATAAATTATTCTCATCAATCCAAACAGACCAACCACATGTCTCCAATTTTTTAGCTAATTCACATACTCTAGCATGATTATCGCGATTTAAGTTATCGTTTTTCCACGTGTGTGAAAAAAATAATTGTCGTTTTGTTGTATCCATAATAATATTAATAATTAATCTTTAATAATTAATAATTAATCTTTAATAGTTTATGTAAATAATGTACATTATTTATATATATTATTTATTATAAATTGTAAAATTGATATGAATATTAAAGTATATATACTTATAACATGTCCTATCTACACGATATAATTGATGAAATTTTATTTATTTTACAAGAAATTCAAGTATTCACAGACGAAGAAGTCAATGAATTAAATAAATCCATAAAATTACAATTAGAAGACTATATATCAAATAATATTTTGGATATAATGAATCCCGATTTTGACAAAAAATTAACACAAACATGTTACGAAACTAATTTATTACAAATAATACATTTATATAATGAGAATATTCATGACCGAATAGAATATAAATTAAAATATTTAATTCATCATGCTAAAATATCATTGTATACAAAAATGATTCCACCGCGGTCATATAAAAATAGTTATATTCGTCGCATTATACCAAATCAAGAACATCTAACCGAAAAAATAAATATATTGCAAAGTATGCCACAACCGAATCAACGCAGTGATGAATGGTATATTTTTCGACA